CGATATTTGCATTGCCACGATTCTCAAGTTCTTCTATAAAGTTCTGTTGCATCTTCATCTTATCCTTAAGAGTTTCTTTCTTAAGGTCAAGAGATTTAATCTGGTCTTTCTTTGTACGAATATTCTCCTTGATAAGATTATTCATAGCAGAGAAGATGCGAATATCAAGCAGGTCCTCAATCACCTCACGACGATTTGCAGTCGTCAATTGCATAAAGGGTACAAAAGTGCTACTACCCAAGATAACGATTTGGGTGAAAGATTTATAATTTACTTTGAGGATGTTCTCTTCAAGAATTTTTTGATTTGCACGATCATCTGCTTCACGATGAAGTGGAGATCCATCAACAACAATGTCGAAGACATTTGGTTTGATTCCTCTACGAACCAAATAATCACGACCATTCACAGAAAACTCAATTTCAACTATACAATCTCTCTCATTTGTAGAGTTGATGAGTTGTGGTTTATTAATCTTACGGAATGGTTTGTTGAACAAAACAAAGGTGAGAGCATCCAGCATCGTAGACTTGCCCGCACCGTTTGTTCCGATAATTAAATTTGTATGATGTTGTTGAAAATCAATCTCTGTAAATGCATTACCAGAAGAAAGAAAGTTTTTGTATCTAATCTTTTTGAACGTTATCATTATTAGGAGGAATCACAATGTCATTAGGTGTAATAATCGCATACTTATACGAATAGTGCTTACAAGTTTTTATCGCAAGTTCATCATCTACTTCTACAATATCCATTATAGCATCTTCTTGGTCCTCTAGCATCATAGCATATCTTTCAGCATCGTCCTCTTCTTCAAACAAAAATAACACTTTATTACCGTGCTTATCTTGAACGGCATAGGCACCGTCGTCTTTGTTGTCTTTAAGAGTTAAAAGATACATTTACTCCACTTCGCAAGCCTGTCTATACAAATCTTGGAAGATACCTTTAATAATGTTCTTATCAAGTTCAAACTCCGACTCGTCAATATAACGATTCAGAATTGATAGAGTATTCTCTTCTTCATCAATTTCAAACTCTTCAGATTCTTGGATATCAAAGTTCTCAATGATCTTAAGATCCTGGACTCCTACAGTATAAAGTTTATCAATAAACCTTTCAAAGTCTTTTGGATTTGACTTTTTACGAACAATTACTTTTACAATCTTGTTCTCATACTCTGTAGCATTGAAGAGTTTGTGATTGGTATCCTCATAATAGATGTTATAAAATAATTTATAAGGATTATTAATTGGAGTGTGAGTGAGGGTATCCGTATCAAAGATAGTAAACCCACGAGTATCGTTCACATCGTTCCAGAACATCTCATAAGGATTGCCTAGGTAGAAGATTCGTCCGTTGTCGCTCCTTGTATGATAGTGTCCTGAAAACACTTTATCAAACCTCTCAAAGATGTCGATGGACATACCATCTTCCATGACATGTCCACGGTGTGCTCTAAACCCGTTGAGTTCAAGGTGACCCATAACAACTTTACTGTTAGACTTTTTAATACTCTCGATAGAAAGTTTTTCATTCTGCCGATTAATCCAAGGCAGGAATAAAATATTCAATCCAGAAATAGTTACTTCAGTGGGTTGACTATAGGTTTTAATATTGGAATAAGTCTGTAGAAGGAGTTCTGGAGAATTTACTTCGTTCGTATCTTTGTAGTAGGTGTCGTGATTTCCTACAATCATATGCACATCATACTTTTTGAGTCTTTCAAATACGACACGTTTTGCCCACTCCAGACTCTGGTAATCGATTGACTTACGACTATCAAAGGCATCACCCATATGAATGACGGTATCGATGCCTTCTGCCTCCAAAGTTGGGAAGAAGACATCATCATAGAATTTCTCAAAATAGTCGTGCAGATACTTGGAACCTTTTCGGGCACCGTAATGAGTATCGGTAATAATTGCGACTTTCATCGATTCCTATACTGGATAGCATCTTTAATGGTATTATACTCCGAACTATGCCCAGAAAGCAAGCTGTCGTCAACCATCATTACCTCATCAAACCCAGTCTTCTCAATGATTTTAGTTTTGATATCCAGTTGCTTCTTCTCCTTCTGAATGCGTCTCAGGAAGGCATAGTGGATAATCTGAGTAAAGTATGCAAATGGGTTCTTAGACTTCTCTGGATCGAAGTTATGGATGTATTGGACGCAGTTCTCAATGCCGTCAGAAATCATATCCTCACGGAACATGTAATTAACGAAATTGGGTTTGTATGAGAGGTGTGTTGCAATCTTTAAGAAACACTCACCAAGATAGTTCGGGATAGGTGGTTTACCTTCCCATTGCTTTCCACGTTCTTGCTTCGGCAACTCAGTGAGGTCTTTATTGAAAGTCTTCATATATGATTTTTCTACCCGGATACGGTAGTTAATCATTGCCTCTAACAATTCTTTGTTATTTACATAATGTTCTGATTTCTTTTTGGGCATAAGTTCATTACTTTTCAGTATTATAAGTTATGTTTATTATAGCATACTTTTAGGACTTGACAAGTATGCAAAATGTGTGTAGAATACCTTTGTTAGGGTTGAAGAGAAAGATTTAGCTTTCTTTAGTATCTTTAAGATTATAGAGATCCTCTAGAGACTTTCTTGCTTCTTCTACTGAAGATAAGTATCCCATCTTCCTAGATGGTTTGATTTTACCACTGGGTTCATCAGTAGAGTAATCTGGAGATTTGTAAAGATCAATATCATCTTCGTCTGTAATGTAACTATTGTAAATCTCTATAAGTTTATCATCGTGAGTTTCAGTCATGGTAATAACTTTATCAGGTCTTATAATAAAAATACTATCACTAGACATTTCCATCCATGATTTTACTTTAATGTGCATTCCATGAGGAGAGTGTAATACTTTCATTGTGATTGGATTCTGCATTACAATTACAGGGTCACCATCATTATCATCTGTAGAGACAAGTGCTAGCACTTCTTCTCCTGATGTAAGTTTAAGTATTGCGTAAAATTCTTCTTGCATTAGTTCTTGAGAGGTATGTTGACAATATCATAATTAAAATTCTCTTCGTTATAAACTTTGATTCTTTCAATTAAATGATTAAGTGTATAATTTTTCCGGGATTTGTAGGATATGTCGTCAGCAATATCATAGAGTGTTGCCTTCGTTTTGTTGTTCCCTTTTCTAAGCACTCTTCCAATAGACTGGAGATTCCGTATTCTAGACTTGGAAGGAGAAGCAAAAATGACATTATGGAGGTTCTTAATGTTAATGCCAGTAGAGAAGGTTCCGTATGAGGCAACAATGATTGCGTTATTCTCTTTTTCTGTAATCTCCCTTACCTTCTCCCTGTCTTGTGTCGCAACACCACCATGAACAAAAAATACGTGACGATTATCTACCCTATTCGTATTTATCATTTCATATAATGGCTCTCCATGACCCTCCACCCTTGCAAAGAGAACCAGAGTGTTTCCTTTCAAATCAAGAGCAAGATTTCTAATAAATTTATTTCGTCGTTCGTGATTGATGATATACTGAACCTCATCTTCAAATGTCTCAAACTTATGTGCTGGGTGCTTCAGTAGAAGTACATTAATATCTAGTTTGGCAACATGTCCCTTTGCCATTAACTCCTCAGTGCGGATAATCTTATATGAAGGACCGAATAGACCCTCTAGGACCCACTTGTGTGTCTGTGTGCCGTCTAGGGTGCCTGTGAATCCATATCGATACTTACAGTCCGCAAGTTTTGACATTATAGATATTAATGACTTACTTTTAAACTGGTGTGCCTCATCTCCAACGATCACGTTGAATCTAGCAAAATATTTACGGGGGAGTTTGTAGATGGACTGCCAGGTGGTAATGATTACCTGCGAATCAGTTTCTCTTTCACGTCCCGCATAAATTTTGTGGCAAAATGAACCTACATCCCAACCATAGTCTGCAAAGTCTTTATACATCTGTTCTACTAGGGAAGTCGTCGGAACGACTATCAGAATATTTCGTTGCTTCTCAACGTGATATCTCACAATCGAGTATATCATCAGAGACTTTCCAGAAGCAGTTGGGGATATCAACAACCTTCTATTATGTTTTAGGGCGTCGTATACTCCCTGAACTTGGTAATCACGAGGTGCATATCTAGAGACAGATGTCATATAATCCTTGACACCCTCTTTACAAATCATATCATTGGTCTCAAATGGAAGACCATAAAACTTATTATCTACAAACTCATAAGTATATCCGTGGTTATCACAGAACTGTGTAACCTTATCCAATAACCCAACATATATCTCTCCGTTTTGGGTATTGAATAATCTAATTTTTCCGTCCCAGTACTTACTGCGATACTGAGGCATAAATTTTGCACCAGGGACTTCAAAGGTAAACTGGTCTGCTAGTTCATAGTAGACGTGTGGTTCAGCAGTTACCTGAAGGTATACCTCGTTCTTCTTTGATATTATCAAATGAGACATAATCCATAAGTATCACCTATGGGTATTTATTGCCTCACTCTAAACTCATATTTTCAAAAGAATGTTCTAAAATAATTCTATAGAAGTGATCTCTCATGGATTGGAGATTTTCTTGTTCTTGGGGATTTCCTCCCGACCACTTCTCCACTGCTTGAGATAATCCAGTATGGATTGCTCTGATTCCATGGATATTTAATTCTATACTATAATACTGATCGTTTGGGTCTTCTTCGTACATTAGTTGAAACCTGCTTGGAACTTGTGCCATTCAATGGCATTTTTGATTTGGAAAGTTCTATTGGCAATTGTTTTGATAATTTCTTCTAAGAACTTAAGCATTACATCGTAGTAACGAATCTTAAGGTCAATACTATTTAACTTTTCATCTGCCTCCATGTATCTCTGTAGTGCTTCCTTATCTCTAACTTTATAGGGAAAAGGATCCTCTACATAGACCTCTGCTGGTGCCTTTCCAGTGTAATAGTTGTATCTTTCCAATCTAACACGATTATAAGATTCTCTTGCCTTTTCTCTCAAGAGAGTAATCGTATTGTAGATTGTATAATACTTTGAATGAAGTTGTGGTATCTTTAGTGACTCATCATGTAGGTTATCAGGGTCGATTTGGGAATCTCTTTCCCACATCTCCTGAATTTGATCAAGATTCATAAGGGAGTTCTGTTATCGGCAGCTAGGACATTATAGACAGTATACCTGAAAGAGACCTCTGCTGTAAAGTAATTTATATCAGTATCCGATGACTCAAACTCAAGAGAAGTCAATGAGATAGGATACAGGTCTCTAAATTTTACAATAGCAACATCTCTAAAGTTGCTATTTAAGATATGAAGACTACCATCACTAAACTGCAGATTCAAATCCGTTTGTCCGTCATCATCTGTAGTGAGATCTCTAAACTGCTGTGCTGTTTCTGGAAAACCTAATCCAGTCAACCAGTTATGAACTGCCATATAGTTTTCCATATTCTCATCAACTAAAAACCTTAAAGAGAAATCTCCATAAGTCAGTTTCTCTCCGGGAATATCCAAGTCTTTGAGATATGTTGCTTGCAGTGCAGAACCAAAACTAATCTCTGGTATTCTTGCAGAATTACAGAAAAAAGAAATCTTGGGGTTTTTTGCTAAAGTAAACTTAAAACCAACCGGAGACAAGAAATTTCTATTGTTTATCTGGTTGGGAAAATTACAAGTCATTTTTATTTTTATTTAGATAAAAAAAGGGGGTCTTGCGACCCCCTGATGAAATATGTGAACCGATATCACATGAGGTTGGTGACCTTGACTCTTCTGTAGTAACGGTTTGCGTTGGTCTGCAGTCTGCCAGGATTGGTGACAGGAGCAGCTCCTTCTGCGAAGGGGTTAGCAACGATACCGTAACGAGTCTTGAATCCGATCTTAGGCTGGAAGGTGTTCTCGCCAACTGCACGAACCATCTGAAGAGGAACGTAAGGGCAATAGAACAGACCTGCGTCATAAGGTGAAGAACCCTTATAACCAGCAACGTAGTACTGAGAAGCAGATACGTTTGCAGAATATGGATCGATGTAGACTCTGTACTTACCAGCAAGTACACCTGCGAAGGTGTTACCGGTGTCATCAACGTTCAGGTTTGCGTTGAGTGCAGGGGTGTAATCCAGAACTCCTGCCATGGTCAGTGCGGAAGCAACGTCTGCGGAGCAGAGGATCATGTTGCCCTTTCCACGACGAGTTCTTTGTGCGATTGCGTTTGCATCACGCTCGATCTGGAAAATCAGACCCTTGAACTTCTCAACAGACCATCTGCCGTTGGAGTCAACGTCGAGGTCGAAAGTACCCTGAGTAGCAACGTTTGCTTGTGCACCAGGTTCTGCAACCTTATAGATGGTTCTGATGACTTCACGGTTGATTTCTGCGAGAATCTCAGTTGACAGGATGTTTGCCAACTCAGCCTCAGCATTCAGACCATGAATTGCCTTGAGGTCTTGTGCCAGTTCCAAGGAGTACTCTGCCTTCAGAGCTCTTGACTTAGCAGTAACGGTGACTTTCTCAATCGAGAATGCCATCTCGTTGAAGGTCTCTCCATTGCCCAGTGCTTCTGACTGTGCAGTGTCCATACCCTGACCGACAGTGTATCCACTTTCGGTTTGAGTAGTAGGATTAAGGAGACCAGGGTTGGTTCCATTTTGGCTTCCGGTAGTACCGAGACCAACAGCATTACCCTGTGAACCATCAACATATGGATTTGCAGTACCGATTCCAGAGTTGGAGAATCCAGTATCTGCTTCGTCAAACAGTGCTTCAGCACCAGACTGGCTGGAGAAGCGTGAACGCATTGCGAAGATCAGTCCAGTAGGACCGTTCATTGGTTGAACACCTGCGAGGTCATATGCGACCAGGTTAGGCATTGCACGTCTGATCAAGGAGATCAGAACGGGGTCGAAGTTAGCAACTCCGGCTCCGGTTGAGTTAGTAGGACCAGCTTCGGAAAGAAATTCTCTTTCTTCCTTCAGCATTTTTTCTTGGTTCTCCAGGAGAACTGCGGTAACCATTCTCTTATGAGCATCATCGATGCCTCCGAGTCCCTCATGGTTGAGGATAGGTGCCCACTTCTCCTGAAGGTGTTCAGCATTGAAACCTTGCATTTGAATTTACCTTGTTAAAAATTTTAGTTTGATTTATGATCTAAAAATCACTTTTGCGAAACTCTAGTCAGAGTATTAAGATATGATTCCATTAAACCAGATACTGGTTGTTCTGAAGTTCCTTCTGATGACTCAGAAATACTTTCTGACTCGTCTCTTTGAGATCCGGCATTCTCTGGGAAGTATGACTTACGCAGAGTTACCAGTTTCTCACGATAGTTCTCTTCACTATCAAACTCAACATTTTCGGCAAGAGAAGCGAGTTTATCCTTCTGTGAAAGTGCCAGACCTTCGCAGACATCGGAGAAGATTGCATCGGCAACCGACTCAGCTAATCTTTGATTGAGAGCAATATTCTTATTGATTTGCTCGTTGAGTTTATCTTCCATCTCATCTAATTTTTCCACCATTGCGGCGGTTACATCATATTTCTCTTCAGGGATTGATACATAATGATCTTCAAAAAGACTTCTGATTCCGGTCAGGAATGATTCGGTCATTTCTGCCTGGAGTCCTTTTTCTACTGCGAGTTGATTTTCAGTCATCCACTCTTCAGCAACATACTCAAGGTATGCGTCAACTCTCTCGGTCAGTTCGGACTTAATTGCCGTAACTTCCTCTTCGAGGGTTGTTTCATATTGTGCTTTCAGTTCTTCTTGAACTTCAGCAACTTTTGCCTTGATAGCAGTTTCAAAAATGGTGCGTGCTTTCTCTTGGAATTCTTCAGAGAGTTCCTCACCAGCAAGCAGTGCAGCAACATCTTCTTCCATGTTGTATTCTGCTTCGGGAGTCTCCTCTTCGGTAACTACCTCTTCCTCAGTAGTCTCCTCTTCGGAAACTACATCTTCGGTAGATGCAGTGGTTTCTTCCTCTTCTACAACCTCACCTTCAACCTCTTCCTCTTCCTTCATACCCTTAGGCATGGGTTCGGCAGGTTTTGCACCCTTGTTCACAATGTCTTTGACAGTTGCGATTTTGGGTTCTGAGAGTTTGGCAGAGTTGTCGTCTACCTTATAGTTTTCTGGAGTAGGACCACCGAGATCTTCCCAATTGCCAGTTTGACCAGGTGTTGAAACACCGGCAGCGTTGCTACCTGATTTTGGCATTGGTTCAGCTGCAGCAGCTCCTTTCGTTACTACGTTTTCCATTTCTTGTAAATTGCTACCAACGGACATTAGATTTATAGATTTGTATTAATCTATATTTATTTATAAATTATAGATTTAATAAGAATTCGTTGAATAAGTCCAACTTATGTTCTTCAAGTTGTCTCTGAGAGACAAGAGTGTTAATTCTCTTCTGAGTTTTCTCTGCGAGTTGTTCACGAAGGATTCCTCCATCCCAAACCCACTCTTTTCCTTCCATGATTCCATTGACAAATGCATCAGGAGCAGAAGGATCGGCAACGATATCAGCAGCAGTTGCTAACTGAAAATCTTCACCAACAACTCTTACACCGTTTCTATCTTCTCTCAATGAACCAACACCACGGGAAGAAACTCCAAGCATCACACCTTCATCTAAAAGTGAAGATGCAATCTTACCCATAGGAGTATTCAAGATTTGTGCTTTTCCTTTAAAATTACTTCCCTCTTGAGTAAGAGATGTAATCTTATGAGAAACACGATCAAGGTTTACGGTAGGACCATCAGGGTGACCAAGTTCTCCAAGAGCACGTCCTTTCTGAGTAAATGCTTCATTGTATCTCTTTACTTCCTTGGAAAGAGTTTCCATAGGATACATTCTACCGTTACGGTTTTTGATGTCTCCTTGGAGAAAAACTCCTTCAATATACAGTTTCTTACTGGAACCTTTGCCCTCAGTAATAATCTGTACGTTTGAAATTTCTTCTGTGATAAGTTTCATTTAATTAACCGGTAAAACCTACTTTTAAACCTACAACGCCTGCTGCTGATGCTGAAATTTGATCCTGAGGTCCTTTTTCAAAAAACTCAACATGACCCTGGGGTAAAGAGACAGTCGCAGTATTTGCATATCCAGCAGTCGTACTTTTTGCAACACTAACAGTTGCCGTACTTCCTACTCCATTGTAAACTCTAACAACAGTTGCATTATCTAAAGTAGTTGGAGTATTTAATGCAACTTCATTTCCAATGCCAACTAATAAAGTTCTTGTCATTCTCCTTGATCCTCTGACTCCGATTGTTGCTCATCACCAAACATGGATGCACCAACTGTTGGTCTAATACCTTCAATACGTTCTGCTGCTTTTGCATACAAAACGTCCTTAATCTTGTCACTAATATCGGACGCAGATGAATCTGCTCCGATCAAATCTACAATTTCTTCCATGAAAATCCAATATATGTATATTTTCTATTTATATCTCAGCCGCTTTACCATCTACTTCTGCAGGACTGCCGTCAATTTCTGGTTCTGTCGGAACATCTCCAAGCATTTCTCCACCCTGAGGTAGTGGTTCACCGGTAATAGGATCTACTGCACTTGGATCTGGAATAACTCCGTCTTTAATCTCTTGTTCGATCTGTTCGTCCATCTCAATTTGTTCAGAATCAGTCTGGCGAAGAACTTTACTACGAACCCATTGAGTCGAATAGTACTTTCCAATATAAGGTTCGATTGTTGCAAGAACACCAAGTCTCTCATTCAACATTTCAGTTTCTTTGAGTTCGGCAAACTGATTATCGTATAAGAAATCATATTGAATGTGATCTGCAATTCTATCCCAGTCTTCAACTGATACGATGTTCTTAAGAATGAGTTGAGTCTTCAACATATCATTGAACATCTGAGCAAATCTCTTTCTCAGACGACCAACAAACTTAGCAAACTTAAGTTCATCTCTCAGAATCTCAGAAGAACGACCAAGATTGAAACCACCATCGGCAGCAATTCTTGACTCGGGAACTCCAAGTGATCTATAGAGTTTCTTTTGGAAATACTCAATATCAGCAAGTTCTCCAAGATTCTGACCACCAGGGAGTGTGGAGATTTCAGTTCCTCTACCACCCTCTCTTCTAGGAAGCCAGAAGTCTTCCATCATTGACATAAACTTGCGATCATCACGAACTTCTCCAGTGTTCGCATCATAAACAAGTTTGTTGCGATAACGCATCATAACATCACGCAGATATTGTTCTGCCTTGACCTTTGGAAGATTACCAACATCAATATAGAAAATACGACGTTCTGGTGCTCTTGATAATCGATAGATGACTAAAGAATCCTCAATCATTCTAAGTTGATTGAGTGACTTGATTGCCTTATGGAGATATGAAAGAACGTTTCCTTTATTTCTATCTACGAGACCAGAGGTGCAATATGTAATCGCATCTTTAGCAATTTTGGTTCCTTTTGATGAACCAGCACTACTTAAATTATTGGTTGGATACTGAGGTCTTGGGGTATAAACAAAATACTCTTCAATCTCTGGTGCAATTCCATTCCTTGCTTCATTGCGACTAGGAATGTTTGGTCCAATAACATCTTTGCCCGTCTTCTTTTCTTGACGAATAAATTTCATCTTTAGTGGATCAATATACCTCAGTTCTTTGATTCCTTCTTGAGGTTTCTTAAGATCAATAACTTTATGGTAATAAAGTCTTCCGTCGATATACCAGTTTCTAAAAATTTCGTGTGCCTTTTTATCAAAATCTAAAATTTCTTTGATATACTTAAATTCTTGTCTGATTGCTTTCTTTAATTTATCGGTTGCATTTAAATTTGAAAGCTCAATTTCAATCGGCGAATCATAAAGATCGCTGACGATTGCTTCATTAACAACATCTTCGATGGCACCATCACACTCTGGGTGAAGTGACATCTCTCTATATCTTTTGATTAAATCAAATTCTGTTCTATATTGTCCTTCAATATCTACATACGAACCATAAAATCCACTGCTAATATAGTTATCAACCCCGTCCTCGTTATTTTCGGGGACGGGGGAAACTATACCTTTGGATTTTTTCTCTGTATCTTCAATAGAAAACCCGAAAAGTTTTGCCATATTATAAACTGACTTAGACTGTTATTTTACTATTTAGCTGATATTCTCACCACCAGATTGTGGAGCATTACCTTTGTATGCCTCATAGTAGTGGACCTGCATTTCTACAGTGAACTCTTCAAGAGTATCAGTTGTCTCATAGCTCAGATCAATTGCAGAAATATTGGTTGGGAATACATCCTTGAAGACGTAACTTCTAAGAGTTCTTCCATCACGATCCAATTGATGAACTTTAGCATCTACTTGATAGAGTGCAGGATCAGTTTCTCCAGTTCCGTTGTCAAGTTTGTTAATGGTATTCATCCACTTTTCGAATGCGGATCTAATACCAAAATCAGTGCCGTTGAGAACTGTGATTGTCCAGGTTTCGAATGTTCTGTCACCCGCGATCTTTAAGATTCTTCCTCTGAAGGGAATATCAATAGGTGCAACTGTGGAAGCAGGAAGTGCTGCTGCCTTTACAAGAAATCTTGAATTGTCAAGAATTTCATTCTCATCCTGAACTCCAACGCTTGAGGGGAACGTGAGTTCCACCTCAAACAGATTGGGTCTTGCGCCACCACCCTTCAGTTTACTCTTAAAGTCACTGATGGTTCTTAATGGTAAAGTGTTTACTTGCTGACGATTTGCCATTGTTTCTTAAACCTCTGAATTAAACGTTACCGATAACTTCTTCAAATGAAACACCAGTTCTGGTGGCAACAAACGTAAGACCAATGAAGTTGATTGATCTGTTTGGCTTAATGAAGATGTCTGCCACAAACTCATTATTATCTATAACTGCGGCAGTGTTATTTGTCTCATCACAAATAACAACGAAGTCAAAGATTCCTCTCTTTGCCTGAACATCACGAAGGAATGGTTCAACAATATTCACAAAGTTAGTTCTTGTGATCTCATCGTTAAATTCAAAGAGTTGATCTTTTGCTGCAGCAGAGATTGCATCTTCAAGATAGATGAACAATCTACGAACGTTGATACGATCGAATGCCGATGCCTTAGCAAATCCAGTCTTGTCTCCAAAGAGAACAATACCGGCACCAGGTGAGAAGATTACAGGGTTGACTCTGTTAGAGTAAAGTTTGTCTCTCTGAGTCTTACTTGGGTTATATGCAAGTTTAACTGCATTAAGAATTGCACCTCTGTTTGTTCCGGCAGGTGAGAACCATGGGAAACTATTTGCATCAGTTCTGGCACAAAGACCAGCAATATCTCCATTTAATGGAACATATCTGAAGGTATTTGCAAACCTATCAAACATATACTTATAACCACTATCAAAGATGGCATAAGAAGATGAAGTAACAGGAGCATAGAAACTGATCACATTATCAGTGATAGTGTCTGCAGAATTAACTGTTACTGCTCTATCATTTACAGTATCTGTTCCTGCACCTACATCATTAAGTGCTGCAGCTCTATATGGTGAGACAAATGCAACTGCATCCTGTCTTGCCTCAGCAACTGCAATACACTTATTGGCAAGTGCCTGTGCATCTTCTTTCGAATATGCGGCAGATCCCATCAGAATGAAATCTACATCATATTGTTCAGTATTTTCGAATAATCCATAACCAGTTACCAGTCCACTCAATCCTGCAGATAATGCACCAGTTGATGTGATACCAGTTTTTCTACCATAGTTCCAACCAGCACTTAAAGTGTTATTGGAGTTTCCTGTTGCGGCAAAGGTAATTCCCTCTGCATTTTGATCCCAACCAACATCAGACTCAAGATCAAATCCGGTTCCACCACTTGCAAATCCAGTGGTTACAATACCTGCTGGTGCAGAACCACCAAAGATATACTCTGAGGTATTAGCAAGGAATTTTCTCCAATATTGTGGAGAACCTAAGGAGAACTCAGCATCTTTTGCCTTTGAAAGACTGAGGTGCTTTTCAAGGATTGTTCCAGAGTTTCCGGTGATGTCCCCATCACCATCGATTACAACAACGTGAACCTCGTCAAATCTAGATCCTCTTGCTGCTGCATATGACGAAGTTCCTGGACGATCTGCAAGTGTATTCCACTTAACTGTCGATGAAGAAGTTAAGGTAAGATCTTGTTGATCAAACCAATCTGCAGTTGCTGTAACAGCAGTAGAACCATATGATACATCTTCACTATTCGTATGGAGACCTACAGTTGCAGAACTTGAGAATTTGTAAACTCCATCTGGTTGATAGTCAACTGCAGTTGAAGTGCTTCCTTCAACATACTCAAGAACCTTAACACTTACTTGACCAGTGCCAACTTCAGTAATGATACCCTTTAATGATCCGGTAAGAACTGATGTTGCTCCGATACCAGGAGATACAGTGCCAGAAAGTGATTGTACAACTCCATATCCAATCTCTGGTGCTGCAGAGATGATAGTAGAAGTTCCAAAGTCAAATAAGAATGTAGATGCTTCTGTATTAAGAGTGCTATTTGATATAGTAATTTGACCACTACCAACCGCAGTAACTGTAGTGTCTGCTGGAACTACACCAGGAGAAATGACTGTCTGAGTGGTGCTAATTCCTGCGGTTGAGATTGCAACAATATTAGTTCCAACACCAACAACACTAGAACTGACTCTATCAGTTATAACTCCAACAAATGTTGCAACATTCGTCGTGCTGATCGACAGGATTTGATCTGCCTTGGAATCGATAATTCCAACTCTTAAACCGTTTGCCCAAGAACCAGGATTTCTTGCTGCAACAACAATATTAGTGATTGGATTTTCATCATATCCAAGTTCTTCATAATGCTCTAAACTCTTAATTTTGATGCTCATAGCAGCACCAACTTTTCCGTTCTGAAGACCAGAATCATCTGCTCTTACTACTCTAAGTGATCCTCCATATGCTAAGAAAGAAGAAGCAGTGAGCCAGTGCTCATAATGCTTATCCGTTCCATATGGTTTTCCAAAGACTTCCAATAAGTCTTTCTCGCTCTCAACTATTGTAGGAACTTCTACCGGACCTTGTGCGAAAGGTGAAACAATCGCTCCAATGCTAGCAGATGTTGGATCGACTCTGCCAACAGTCAGGTCTACTTCCCTTACTACAATACCAGGAGATGCTAAATTTAGTGGCATCTTTTTTACCCTCGCAGTCCAAATTTATCTAAAAATATTTATGGAAAGGGGTATTTTCACTGGGGAAACTCTGCGCGAACTACCAATCAGGATATTCCCAAGTAATATCTTTTTTCTTTTTAGTAGACTTAACTCTGTCTACAGTGCAAACTTTACATTCATATGAATATGAAGATGCTAATGTTCTATCCTTCCTAGTCTTATAAAAATCATCTAATAAATTCTTTACTTTACCACACACTCTACACTTTCTCTCAAGAAACAATAAATGTTCTAATTCAATCTCATCATCAAAAGACATTACATATAATCCCACATATATGAACGATCACCATATTCATCTGCATACCATCTATCTCCAGAATCATCTACAAAAGTTGTCTCATCATTAAATCCATCTTGAATAAATCCAAATGGTGCCATATCTTGTTCAATCTGATTTCTCTGCTCTTCATATATTCTCTTTCTTACATCATTTTCAGTCATCTCCTTGAAATAGTCCTGTGCAACTAACCAGGAGAAAATGACAAGACACATTGCTAGGTCATCATTACAACCTTCCTCTGCCTCAAAAGAATTACCTTTTTGTGCAAAAGTAGTTAACTCTGAGATAACTTCATAGTCTGATGCAATTAGTTTATCATCTTCAATGAGAGTTTTGAGATTGGAACATCCCAACTTTTTCACTGCTGCAGTTGTTCTGACACCAAGTTGAGACTTCTTACCACTAAATCCAGAACCAACTACCTGACCATTTCTACCTCTCATAGCACACATAAGAATATTTTCATACTCTAAATCATATTGGAGAATACTTGCAACTTGGTCTCCAATATCATTGACTTCAATCAATAACCACGATTGATTATATCCTTTTGCCACATCCAAGATAACACTTGGAAATAGCATTGGTTTTATTTCATTATTTCTATACTTAGCAACTACCTTATAGGGAAACTCTGTAATATCAAACACGATAAATGCACTATAATCGTTCCCCAAGCCACGAGCAACGTCAACAGTAATAAGGTAGTTATGTTCTTTGATTGGATTTTCATATACATCTAGTCCAGCATTTCTTTGTATTGGATCATCATATACAAGAGTCTTAAGTTTTGCCGGATTGATAAGAGTATTGACAGAACCTAGGAATTCACATTCAAACTCAACACGGAACTGTTGTTCTGACGTGTTAGCAATGGTTTGTTCTTTCCAGATTACGTCTCTACCTGGAACTTCTGACCAGTGAACTTCAGTTGGAATATATTCATTTTTACTTCTCTCTGCATCGTGCCACATACGGTAGAAGTGATTCATACCGTGTGGTGTGGATACGATAATTACTTTGGTGTTTTTGCCAGAAGTAATAGTAGGATAAACAGATGCAAAGAACGAGTCAGCAACGTGATTCGGGACGAATGCGAACTCGTCGAGAAAGAGGATGTTAAATGACATACCTCGGACAGCACTTGCAGACGTAGATGCTGCCAATATCTTACTGCCATTTTCCAACTCCATTGAACCCTTGTTCCATGACAGAATACCCTGTTGCATCCATTTAGGCAAGTTCTCATAAGCAGTCTGCAATCTTTGTAACAATTCTCTAGCAGTTGCTGCCTTGTTTGCCAGGATGCCAATGTTTACACTGTCATTGAATACAGCATAATGCAAAAGGTATGATACGACTGTAGTAGATTTACCCGTTTGACGAGGCATCTTACAGATATTAAATCTGTTCTCATGGAAGTTGGTGATTAACTTCTCTTGAAAGTGATATGGAGAGAACTGTGTTAGACCTTCATCCAGAGAGACGATTTTAATATAATTCTTAGCAAAAT